ATCTTGATTACACAACTTATATTGATCGTGCTTATGACATTATCAAGAACGAATTGCGTAATAGAGGGTTAGACATTGATTTATTCTTAACAACTGCTCAAGTGAAAGAACTTCATTTGACCAAGTGCTTAGAGTTAATCTGTATGGCTAAACGACAAGATGCTGATACTGATGATATTTATCACGAATCTTACTTAGTCTTTAAGGAAAACTACGAAAGTGAGTTGACCACGTTAAAGGCTGATTACGATACTGATGAAGATGGTACGATTGAAGAAGCTGAGAAGAAACAGTCTAATCAAGTGGTATTGACAAAATGATTAGTCTGCTTAAATCAAAAGGCTATAAATTGACAAAGAATGACACGCTTAACAACCGTGAATTCCGAGAGTCTATCAAGGCTTATAGCATTAATGAAGAACGTTCAACATTTGCCGAGCAAGTGTATGACCATTTGGAAGAATACGAATTGTATTTAGATGAAAGGCTGTATACCGACAAAAAGATGAAAGCTATTCTTGATGCTACAAGAGGTGAGGGAATTGAGGAAGCGGTTGTTGCTGTTGAACAGCAAGAGCGTGGTTATTTGATTACATTTACAACAACTAAAATAGGAGTTACATAATGGCTATTAAAGGATATGATGGCAGTGTAACGGTTGCTGGTAATGCGAGTGCTATGGGTAATGCGAAAGCATGGTCTTTAGATATCTCACAAGACACAACTGATACAACTGACCTAAGTTCGTCTGGCTGGAAAACATCAGAATCAACTTTAAAAGGTTGGTCTGGTTCTATTACAGCAATCTTTGACGCATCTGGTGCTGATGAAGCTGATTTACAAACTGCCATAACTGGTGGTGCGGCAATCAATCTTGATTTGCAACTTGGTGATGGTACTGGTTCACTTGATAAGTATAGTGGTTCAGCAAACATTACTGGTCAAAGCGTTACAAATGATGTGAATGGCATTGTTGAAGCAACCTTTACCTTTGAGGGTACTGGCGCATTAACAATCGCATAAACATTTAAGGGCATTAAGTTGCCCTTTTTATTTATTAAATTATGAATAAATTCTTAAAAGCATTAGAAAGAGAAAGCACAGAGATTCGTTCTGCTGATATGGTAGTTGATGGCAAGGTTCATCAAATCTATTACCGTGTTATGTCTGGTGATGACCACGCACGAGCGTTAGAGTTGTCTAAGCGCACGAAAACAGTTAAGGAAGCAGATGGTTCATCTACTGATTTAACGTACTATGATGATGATTTACTGCGTTGCCATATTATCTACTTTCAACTTCTCGATAAAGAGGGTGAGCGTGTTTTTAAGAATTTAACTAAGGTTAAGTGGATTAAAGATAATATTACCTATGAAACAGCCAGTTATTTGGCTGCTGTTATGGGTCTTAAATCTGTATCTGATATTGTTGAACAACAACAAGAAACATTAAAAAAGATGAGTGGCTAAAGGCTAAGGCATTTCTTGCTTTCGAACTTAATAAGTCCATCTCTGAAATTAACACTTTGCCTATGTCTGAAATTGGTACACTATTGGCATACAAGATTAATGCTAACAAAGAGGTAGATAATGGCAACTGAAAAGATTGAAATTGAGATTATTGCTAAAGGCAAACCAGCTGAGAGAGCAATTAAAGGCGTTGAAAGAAAGACTAAGGACTTAGGTACACAAAGCAGAAAGACTGGCAAAGAGGTTGATGGTGTTCTAACTCGTATGAGAGCTGGTTGGATTGCTGTTGGTGCTGCTATGGCTTTATCAGTCAACAAAGCTGCCGCATTTGAAAGAGCGTCAATTGGCTTAACTAGAGCGCAGAGGGATTGGGCGAAAGAAACAGCATTAGCAACTGATATCCAAGCTGAACAAGTTGCTGGATTCCTTAAATCAGCACAAACTGCTGGATTAAATGAAGAAGCGCAACGTAACTTAGCTAAACAAGCTATTGCTCTTGGTTATGCTTTCCCACACGAACAAGCTGAAACATTACACGACAATTTAGTGATGTTATCAACTACTGGTGAGGCGCAAGGCTTTGTTGTAGATATTCTTGAACAGCAATATGCCAAGATGGGTGTTAGGTTTGAAGATGTTGATTTAAAAGCTGTATCAATGGAAGAAAAACTAAGGCTTGTTAATGATGTTGTAAAGCAATCTCAAGAGCAAATGGGTTCTTCTACATTTAAAGAATACCAAGAAACACTCGGTAATATTGATAATGCCGCTTCATCTCTTGGCGATACGATAATTGCTTTAGCAACTGAATCTGGTGCTTTAGGATTGTTCAACAAGATGCTTGGTGCTTCTGATTTACTGTTAAAACGCTTACATTTAGGCGTGTTAGGATTGTCGGGCATATTCAATGAAACAAACAAAGAAAGAAAGAGATGGCTTGATTTAGCAATTTCAGTTTTAGAGCAAGATGAAAAGCTGTATGGGTCTGACAACCAAAAGAGATTAAACGACTATAAAAACGAAGTAGCCAAAATAAACGCAGAACTTGGCATACAATCAGAAAAGAAAAAAGACGCAATATTAATTAGTGCTGGTGGTAGCAAGGCATTAGAAGAAGAAATGACGTGGTTTGAAAAAACAAGCCAATCCGCTCAAGAATATTATTTAAACCTTGCTAATGGACTTGAAAACTATTCCAAAGGGGTTAAAAAATCTCAAGCAGACCAAAAAGAGTTAGCTAATGTTGGAGAGAAAACCGCTAAATCAATGGAAGATGCTTTTGTTGATATGGCAATGGGTGCTAAAGTATCGTTTAAAGATATGGCACGATCAATCATTGCTGACTTAATTAGAATCCAAGTTAGAAAGAAGATTGCTGGATTCATTGGTAATATTGATTTCTTTGGTAGCGGTGATACTCCAACACCAAAGGCTTCACATACTGGTGGTGCTATTGGTCTTGCTTCTATTCCATCATTTCATACTGGTTATCGTTCAGATGAACGCCTTGCTAAATTACAAGTGGGCGAATCAGTGGTTAATCGTGCTGGTACAGCTAGAAACGCACAAGCAATTGACGCTATGAATGCTGGTCAAAAGATTGGTGGCGGTGATAATATCCAAAACGCAAACATTACATTCCAAGTACAAGCATTTGATTCAGCTTCATTTCAACAAGGAATGGTACAAAATCGTGCTACAATTGTTGGCGTAGTTCGTGAAGCATTTAATCGTAACGGTAAATCGGTAGCATTATAATATGGCATTTCCAACAACACCAACAGCAAGTTCAATTAAGATTATTGGACTATCACCAACACTAACAAGTGTTACACATTCATTAAAAAGACAAGCACGTTCACGAGGTAGTCAAAGATGGTCTATTGAACTGGGTTATCCAGCAATGACAAGAAGCCAATTTGCACCTCTATGGGCGTTTGTTAATGCTCAACAAGGGCAATATAGCACCTTTACATTTATACCGCCTATATATGGAGATACGAGTGGCATAGCTACTGGAACATTGTTAGTTAATAACGTATCTAATTATGCTGCTGGTGATTCATCTATAACTTGTGATGGTTTAACAGACCAATTGAAAGCTGGTGATTTTATTAAGTTTACTGGACACGATAAAGTTTATACAGTTACAGCTGATGGCTCTACTACAATAGAGATTGAACCGCCATTAATGAGTGCGGTAGCTGACAATGAAGTTGTTATCTATAATGACGTTCCGTTTACTATGGCACTTGTTGATGATAAGCAAGAGTTATCAATGGGAATTGACCAGTTAGTTGGATATTCAGTTAAATTAGTTGAGGTTGTTTAATGGACAGAGGTTCAAGTTCGGCATTTCAAACAGAGATTGTCAAAGGACAGAATAGACCCGTTCATTTAGTTGAAGTTGTATTTGATGATGAAACTGTTTATATGACTGATGCTTATAAAGCAATCACATTTGATAGCAATGAATATACTGCTATTGGTCATTTTATGGGTTTCTCTGATATTGAAGAAGCTGCTGAAGTGATGGTTTCAAGTGTTACGCTATCTTTATCTGGCATTGACCAAGTATGGATTAGTAATGTATTAAATAAAGAATATATTGACCGAACTGTCAAGATTTATACAGCCTTTTTAAATGATGCTCAAGCCTTAGTAATAGACCCAGTTTTAATATTTGAGGGTCGTATGGATTCACCAGCAATTAGTGAGAATCCAGATACTGGACAATCAACTGTATCAGTTAGTGCTACCAATTCTTGGGTAGACTTTACTCGTAAGACTGGCAGACATACTAATCACGAAGAACAACAAGTACACTTCGCTGGTGATAAGGGTTTTGAATTTGCATCTGAAATTGTTAAAGATATTATCTGGGGTAAACCAAGTTGAATCCATCAAGTGAAATAGCACTACACGAATACGTTCAAGAACAGATTGGCAAACCTTTTGTGTTTGGCGTTAATGATTGTCCGTTGTTTGTTGCTGGTGCGATTGATTCAATGAAAGGAACTTCATTAAGAGATGAATATACTGGCTTATGGCACGACCAAAAGTCAGCTTGGAAGTACGCAAGAAAGAATGGCGATATATCTGAACAATTGAAAAACATTGGGTATAAAACGGTAGAATTAACACATATTCAAACTGGAGATATTATCGTAATGGAACAAAGACTTGCTCACGAAAAGAAATGGCGTTCAGTTGCCGTATATACTGGAAACACTGTCGCTATTGTTCGTGATGATATTGGTGTTGAATTGGTTTCTATATTTAAAGTTCCTAACATAACAGAGGTATTAAGATGGCAGTAGTCGTTGGGGCAGTCGCTGGGTATGCGACAACAACAGCCGTTACAACTTATGTAGGAACAACATTAGCTTATGGTGCTATTGCTGGTGCTATTGCTGGTGCGTTAGCTGGTGCGGTTGTATCAAGTGTAGTAACTGGTGCTTTAGTAGATGAACCAGACCAGCCAGACTTTGGTGCTGGTAGTACAGCAGCTGGAATGCTTGTTAATAAAAATGCTAATGACGCACCTATTCCAATAGTTTATGGTCAGCGTAAAGTTGGTGGTACTCGTGTATTAATGGAAATATCTGGTACTGAAAATGAATATTTACATATTGTATTAGCAGTCGCAGAGGGTGAGATTAATTCATTTGAGAATGTTTATTTGAATGATGTTCTTTCTACTGATTCACGCTTTACTGGCTTCTTAGATGTATATACACATACTGGTTCTGATACTCAAGCAGCAGATTCTAATCTTGTTACTGCTATTAGTAATTGGACAAACAATCATCAGTTAAAAGGCACAGCATATCTTTACGTTAAATTAAAGTATGACGCAGATGCGTTTGCTTCTGGTTTACCAACAATTACTTCTGATGTTAAAGGTGTAAAGGTTTATGACCCAAGAACATCAACAACTGCTTGGAGTGATAACCCAGTTTTATGTATTCGTGATTATTTAACTAATACTCGTTATGGTCGCGGTATTGATACATCTTTAATTGATGATACAACCTTTAATGCTGCCGCTAACTATTGTGATGAATTAGTAGCAATTGGCGTTGGAAGTAAGAAAAGATATACTTGTAATGGTGTAGTTGATACATCTAACGGTTCAATGGACATTCTGAAGAAGTTATTAACGTCTTGTAGAGGTTTTCTAATCTTTAGTGGCGGTAAGTATAAGTTAGTCATTGATAAGCCAGAAACAGCAGCATTTACTTTTAGTGAAGATAATATCATTGGTGCTTGGTCAATCAGTCTTGGCAATAAAAATACTCAATTTAATAGAATGAGAGCTAACTTCTTCAATCCAGATAGAAATTGGCAGCCAGATATATCAATTATTGATTCACCAATATTAAGAATTAAAGATAACGGTCTTTTGTTAGAAAAGACAATTGATTTACCATTTACATCAGATATTGATCGTGCCAAGATGATTACTACAATCAATCTTAATCAGTCAAGACAGCAAATTATGTGCGAATTCACATCAACGATTGAGGGTTTAAGAACAGAGGTTGGTGATGTTGTTTATATCAATCATAAGACTACTGGTTGGGATACGCTTAACTCTAATGCTGGTAAGTTATTTAGAGTAATGCGAATCACTCTACAAAACGATGATGAAGTGCGTATTCTTGCTATGGAATATGATGCTACTGCTTATGACTTCGGTATTATTTTAGCAACTGATGCTACACCAAACACTAATCTACCAGACACATCAACAGTAGTATTACCAACTGCTTTATCAACAAGTGAAGCGTTATATTCAACTATTGGTGGCGCTGGTGTTAAAGTACGAGTAACAATAGATTGGACAGCTTCTAAAGATATATTTGTTCGTGAATATGAAGTTGAATGGCGTAAGAATGGAACTACTACATACACTCATTTAACAACAACACGTAATACAACAGCACGATTAGATGATGCTGACCCAGATGTTTATGACTTTAGAGTTAGAGCGGTCAATTCAATGGGTGTTAGTTCTGACTGGGTAACACTTAATAATGTTACTGTTGCTGGACTTACCGCACCACCAGTTGATGTTGATAATTTATCTTTAATATCACTTAATAATAATGCTCATATCTCTTGGGATTTAGCAACTGATTTAGATGTTAGGGTTGGTGGTAAAGTACGCTTCAGACACTCAAATCTAACTTCTGGTGCTACTTGGGAATCATCTACTGATATTGGTGCTGCTGTTGCTGGACATAGTACAACTGCTGTATTGCCATTATTAGCTGGTACATATATGGCTAAGTTTGTTGATTCAACTGGAAACACTTCAGTTAGCGCTTCATCATTTGTATCTACAACTGTTCCAAATATTGTAAATATGAACGCAGTTGCTACATCAACACAAGAGCCATCATTTACTGGTACTAAAACAAATATGGTAGCGGTGGACAATGTATTGAAGTTTGAAGCTGATACGTTGCTTGATAGTGTTACTGATTTAATGGACGATTGGGAATTATTAGACGCTATCGGTGGTCTTGATACATCTGGTTCTTATGAGTTTGATACATACCTTGATTTAGGTGCTGTATATACATCAAGAGCCACAGCAAATATTGCTTTCACAGCATTTGTTATTGGTGATTTATTAGACGATAGAACAGTATTAATGGATACGTGGACAGACTTCGAAAACGCACCATCTGACGTAACACTTAATCTATATATTGCTACTACTAATGATGACCCATCTGGAACACCTACTTGGAGTAGTTGGGCGAAGTTTACGGTAGCTGATTATAGTGCTAGAGCCTATAAATTTAAGGTTGAAGCATCATCTACAAATGCTGACCATCAGATTAATATAACTGAATTATCAGTTGCTGTTGATATGCCAGATAGAGTATTAGGTGCTAATGCTTTGACTACATTATCAACTGGTTTATTATCCGTAACTTACGCTCAACCGTTTAAGGCTGTTCCAGCACTTGGCATTACATTTACTGATTTAGATTCTAATGATAGTGTTGATATTTTAAGTGAAACAACAACTGGATTTGATGTTGGTGTTAAACACGGTTCTAATTATGAAGCACACAATTTTAACTATCTAGCAAGAGGGTATTAACTATGATACAATTTAATTTAAATTTAAACGGAGATAAATAAATGGCAAATCACGACTACGTCATTGCTAATCAGAATGGTGCTAATACCCGTTCTGACTTAAACAGCGCATTTTCTGCTATTGTTAGCAATAACAGTAGTGCTAGTGAGCCATCTACTACATACGCTTATATGTGGTGGGCAGATACAACTAATGATTTATTAAAACAACGTAATGCAGCAGATAGTGCTTGGGTTGATATCTTAACACTTTCAACTGGCGCACCATCAGTTGGTGGAGCAACAGAGGGAACAGCAGTATTATCTACTGGTGAAACTGGTGGTACTAAATTCTTACGTGAAGATGGTGATGGCACAAGTTCTTGGCAGAGTATAGTATCTGACCCAGCTATGGGTGGTGATTTATCTGGTACTGCTTCTAATGCTCAAATCGTAGCAAATGCAGTTGGTAATACTGAAATGGCAAATGATGCTATTGGTGTTGCTGAGTTAAGTGCTACTGGTACTGCTAGTTCATCTACTTATTTAAGAGGTGATAATGCTTGGGCATCTGTTCCAGCAGCGGGTGCTGATACTTCCCTTAGTAATCTAAGTGCTACTGGTGAGAATAAGGTTTGTCAAGCGTGGGTGAACTTTAATGGTACTGGTACAGTAGCTATTAGAGATAGTTATAATGTAAGTTCTATTACCGATAGAGGTACTGGGGCATATACAATCAATTTAACTAACGCTATGCCTAATGCTAATTATAGCGTATCAACAGGCTGTTTCATATTCCACGACATTGTAAGAAATATAACTACAAGTAGTTTTGAGTATGAAACGCAACAAACTTCCCATTCTAACTCAGATTATTCGTTAGGTATGTGTCAAGTATTCGGAGATTAATTATGAAAATTATATATAAAACAGAAGATAACACAGTAGCTGTAATTACACCATCTCCTAAGTGGACTGGCACTATACAAGAACTAGCAGATAAAGATGTTCCTACTGGTTCAGCTTATAAGATTATTGAAGATTCAGAACTGCCAGATGGTAGAGAGTTTCGTAATGCTTGGGAAGTAGATGAAGCAACACTAACAGATGGAGTAGGACAATGATTACAGTAAACCTAGACAAAGCTAAAGACATCACTAAAGACCGTCTGAGAGCCGAACGTAAACCTCTATTAGAAGCACAAGATGTAGCGTTCCAGAGAGCATTAGAAACCTCTGAGGATACTACTGCTATTGTTGCTGAGAAAGCAAGACTTAGAGATATTACTAATCAGGTGGATACTATGACTACTGTTGATGAACTTAAAGGAGCGACTATCTAATGGCAATAACTATTTCAGGCTCGGGGATAACCTCGGCAAACATTGCAGACGGTACTATTGTCAATGCAGATGTAGCAGACTTAGCGGCAGTACACACACCAGAAGTTATCACAGCATACAACGCTATGCTTGCTGCTCAAGAAGCAGAGATGGCAGTTGAAGCATAATGTGGGTAGTTGACTATTTAGCTATGGGTGTGGTTGCAATATCACTTGTAGCTGTAGGGGTTATCATAGGCTTAGACCTCAGCAAGAGGTTATAAAACATAAGAGGAAAGGTGAAAGCCTTAACTCTCACAGAGGGTGAAATGCCCTCAACACATTAACCAAACTTGAAGGAACTATGGAATATTCAGACATAATCTTGACACTGGTAGGAATGGTAACAACAGGGACTATCTTTG